CGCCCATTCTTGGCTAAATTCCTGCGCTAATAGGATAGGTAAAAGAGCTTCCTTAGCACCATCTCCATGAGTTGTGCCTATTAGGTTATTGTGATATTTAAATGCCTTACGATGGCTTAAATCTACATTAAATGTAACGTTTGTAGATAGCCTAAAATGAGCCTCTATTAACTGTGCTAAAAAGAATCCATGAGTATAATCGTGATTAGATGGGTTATAAATTACGCTAACTGGTGCTAAAGTCATTAGTTGCTCGATAACATCTATATAAAGCCTCTTTGCAGTTAGAAAATTATCGTACCACATTCCATCGGTATCCTGCGGTGTTCCACTTGTAGTAGTCCTGCGAGGATTATCTGTATGTAAAATATCATTACCTATTATCAACGCTATCTGGTCTATCTCAAAACCTTTAGCCTTATTAAGAATTCCATTAACTCCCTCTTTAACTCTTTTTACTGCTATTTGTTCGTTGTATTCTTCGCCAGTTTCAAATGCTCTGCAAAGTTTACCTACATGAACATCGGCAGGGTCTATTACTAATAAATGGCTTTCTTTACTTGGCTTGTATTCGATAGTATGATAATTTGGAGAAAACGCTTTAGCATCCTCTATTATCATTTCTTTTAATAAATCAAACTCTTGCTGGTCTTGAGTTTGAAATTTTGGATTCTTAAAGAATAGTGAAGCTCTATCACTCTTTAACCATCCATGTTTTACATCTTTTTCGTCAATTCCTACTTCATCACAATTATTTTTAATCGCACGATACTGCAAGATAATACCTGCCTCATCGTCATTTAGCCTCATTCTCGGCATAATTTTTTAATTAAGTGATTGTTAAATAAACTTTATCTGACTTATTAATAGCCTTTTGCATTAACGAAGTTAAAGTATTTTCTTTAGATTTTTGTATCCAATTAAAAATATTTTTTTTTAATGGACTTTGTTTGTTTATAAATCGGTTTTCTGCAACCAAGATACAACCCTCTGAATTAGTATGGTCGTTGCCTCCATGAATCCTTATTCCTGCGAAACCTTTAACATTTAAAACCTCTGGCATAAGTCTGCCGAAGCGATTAGAAATAGATAAAATTACTCTATACTTTCCGGTAGGGATAGCAGTTGCGCCTTTAACCTTAATGTTATTAATGTAATCTAAAGAATCGCTATCTTTTAAATGCCTTAACCTATCCTCTAAAGTATAGCAAAAGAATACATCATCAATAAATAATTTACCTAAAGTTTCGGTATCTGTGAATATATCACGAATCAATCTTATTTCCATCTTTTTTATTTTTAATAATCTCCGCTATTTTCATAATAGTGTAAACTATTGATGCCAATAATAAAACTATTTTTAAGCTACTTTCTATATTAGAAAACGAAGCCAATAAACTAAAGGAGTTTAAAATGGTTAATTTGATGTCTGATTCATTCATGATTTATTTTTCATTAGTCTATCTACTATATTAGTCACTCCCTCTAAAGAGATGTAAGCGGTTGAAATTATTACCCAATCTTGAGATGTTACTTTAGAAAAAAATAGCGCAAAAGAAGCTATGCAGAAAACCATTAATTTCCTGCTTAACCACTTACTTAATAGCAAATCAATTTTCTCCCTGCTCATCTGGTTTAATTTTTGATTGCTCTACTTTTTCATTAAAAAATTGTACCAAAGGAATGCCATATTTAGTTGGTATTTCCTCAATAAATTTCATTAAATCTTGTAATTCTTTTTCTGTTAATGTTATCATGTTTTCTATTTTTTAAGTTGCAAGGTAACTATTTCTGGATTAAGTTGTAAAATTATTTCTTTATCTAAATATAATTTCATAATATCTACATCTAAAGAAGCCTCTAACCATCCGATAACTTGCTCGGTAGTCACTTCATCAAAAGGAGTAAAATCATCCTCTTTAGGTGCTTCAAAAAATTCTGCGCCATAAATCTCTGCGTTTATTCCATCTTCGTTAGTAGCGTTATATCTCCAATGAGCAGTAAAGATAACATTATCTAAATCGCCCTCTTTTACTTTGCATTCTACTGCGCTGATAATCCAATTATAAGTATTCATATTTTATTATTTTAATTTACGCTATAACTAATTAATAAACCATTCTCAAAAGTCAAGTCATGAGTGTAACCATCTAAATCGATAAAATTAACAGTTTGATTTATTCCTGCACTACCTCCAGATGAGATGTAATTAGAAGCGTATAAGTTCCCATTTACAGTTAAAGTATAAGCAGGAGTAGTTGTACCAATTCCAAGGCATCCATTAGATGCCAATCTCATTTTTTCAGTTCCACCATTCCAAAATTGGTAAGGTATAGAAGATGCAGTATAATGCTGAATGTAACTATTATTAACTGATATTTGGTAATTTGCTGCTTGACCGCTCATCGTTAGATTTGCTCTTGCACTACTACCAGAATTAGTATTTGTTATTCTAAAAGAAGTATCTGCGTTTTGAGATTTTAATATCTCTAATAATGATGCAGGTGCAGAAGTACCTATACCTAAATCTCCTGCATTAGTAAGCCTCATTTTCTCAACATCAGATGGCGAAAATAAAAATATTGAGCCTCTTAAAGATAAAGTTTGGTAGGAACTTGAGCCTCTATTATATGCTAATAATTCTACATTAGTTGCAGATGTATTTACCTCGAAAGAAGTACCAGTTTGAGTAACATTAAATTTACCAAAACCACCGCTCCCGATTCTAACATAAGTTCCATCATCAAAAATAGTAGAGTTTCCTAAAGTAGTTGTACTTCCGTTAAATTTAGCTATATAATTACTTGTACCACTACCTCCGATAGGAGTATATCCTAAAACAGTTGCTATCGTTTTATTCTTCCATAATGATGTAGAAGATTCATAAAATAAGCCTTGATTATTAGCAACCGATGAAATAGCTACATCATGAATCTCATCTAACTCATAACCATTTTGAATTTTAACCTCAATTTGACCTTGAGTAGGATGCGCTCTGGTAACAACACCAACATAAACTAAATGCGTAGGTGCTAAAGTTTTTGTGCTTGTATATGTACCTGCCGTAGTACCACTTAAATATAACTGTACCCCATCAGAATAAGCAGATGTATCTAAACCAGTTATATCTCCAAAACAAACCACATATCCATTAGCATTATTAGCTATATTTGCTTGTATTAATCCGAAAGTTTGAGCAGATGTAGAATCTGCATTAGCTAAAGCCTTTGTAACTGTTGGCTTATTTCCATTAGCCCCATTGATATACACTACTGTGCCTTTAGTTAAAGTTGCGCCAGTTGTATTTCTTACCTCTCTAATTAATGTACCTGCTTGACCTGCCGTAGGAAAAGTAATTAAAGAGCCATCTCCAGCTATATATTGAGTTGTATCTCCTGCACCAGTTACCGCTAAAGTTCCACTTGATGTAATTGGACTATTTGCTACGCTAAATGCTGAAGGCATTGTTAAACCTACGCTTGTAACTGTACCAACCGAATAACTCCTATTTGCGCTTAAATCTAAAGTAGTGCCATTTATTGTTAATGTTCTTGAAGTTGGTACTTTTAAATTTAAAGCATTTTGTAAGTCTGTTTGGTCGGATAACGTACCAGTTATAGTACCCCATGTAGCAGATAAAGTAGTAGTTACTCTATTAATATTAACCTCAATAATTGAATCAGTTACATTAATAGTAACATCCTCTCTATTATCATCTACATTAATATCTACTATTTCATCTGTGATAGATGGAGTAATATTGATTGTATTAACGTTATCCGTTACAGTAATATCTACATAATCCTCTATCATAGCTTATACAGTTACATCTTGAGTTATTGTGAATTGTCCGTTTATGTAAGTTTTTACCTCTCCACTAGAGAAAGTAAATTGCATATCGTAAATGTAATTCCAAGCCTCAATATTAATAATTTGAGTATTGATTTTAAACAAGCCAGATGCAGCGTTTGTAATTGTAATTCCTGCCGAGCTTACAGATGTTAAAGATAAAGCAGGAGTTGTATCGGTAGCACATTTTTTTAATTGCATTTTAATAGTAGCACCAGTTAAATTAACCGCACTACCATTTATTTTTAACTCAAAAGGCACTTCGTTAAAAGTATCTCCCTTTATATGTGTAAAATTTAATCCCATTATTTCTCTATCTTTTTTAAATAAATCTTTAGTTTTTTAACGTTTTCTGCTTTAGCCTTGTAGTTTCCTCTACAAGTACCAGCCACCGAAATCGGATTCTTTGTCTGGGAACATGTCTGCATTTGAGTTGGTGTTATATTCTGTAAAACTTGATTGATTAAATGCCATATAATCTATAAATCTTCTTGTATAATGTTCAGCAATTGAACGCTCTTTTTCTACAAGAAAATCTATTTCTAATTTATCTACATTATCGCTATTCTCTGAATTATGCTTATAAACTCCTTTGTTTGCAATCGTATAAGCAGCGAAAGGCAAATACTCTACCATACTCCAATGGATAACCATAGGCTTTATGTATTTGCTTAATAAAGTTGTATAAGGAGAAGCTAAATTGCCTGCTACTATACCATCGTTTATTTTATCAAATAGCTTTGTACCTAAATAGTTTTGAATATGAATATCTTGAGCAATCTTTACAAATTGAATAAACTTATCCGTATCGATATTACCATTTAAAGCGGTAAACTTTACTATATCATCTCTGCTGATAAAAAGTGCTTGTGCCATATTATTTATTAAATCTTGGATTAGTTGGTAAAAATCCCTCGAAAGGCATATCTATTGGTTTTTGATATACTAAAGGGCTATCAACTGTTGGTACAATTTCGCCCTCTTTTCTTGCTTGAGATGGAGTAACTTCTTTTTTATTATCGCCTTTTCTATTAAAAGAACCTATTCTTCTATAAGTTTCTCTTGTCCAGAAATGATGGCAAGCTCCTCCTCCTTTGTAAAACCATATAGAATATGTATCTGCTCCCTCTGGTCCCCAACCTTCGTTAGTTTTAGGATTTTCTCCCATTTGCAAAATATCTTCTTTACGATAAAGTTTATTAGAAGCTAACATTTTTTTACAAAATGGTCTACTATTATCAGAAACCTTACCGCTATATCTATATCTTGAAACAAATAAAACACCATCTTGAGAACTTGTAACATTTGGTCTTGCTACACCAGTAGTTACAAAGTTGTAGATTTTACTCATCAAAGATTTTTTAGGATTATTTAAACGCTCTAATTCTGCATCTAATAACTCCTCATCTTCGTAGTTTACAACTCTACTATCTATAAGCTCCCATTCGTTTAAATCCATCTCTTCGCCATACTGCTCCAAGTCTAATTCATCTAAATGACTTGACATTTTTACTCCAGTAGCTTCTTCTGTTTGAGCGTTATCTAAAACTGGATTTAAATCTATAAATTCTAAAGGCTGAAGCGTTTTAAAGTATAAGTTAAGACTTACACCATTAAAAGCTAAAATAGAATCTAAAGCATCTAAAATCGTTTCTTGGAATGGTCTAATAACCATATTATCAAATAAGATAGAAGCATTTTTTAACTCATCAGCATTAGAGCTAAATCCGTTATTTGAATTAATACCAAATAGCAATCCACTTGTAACTCTATGACCTAATAAAATCTTTCCTCTTGATTCCTCGCTTAAATATTCGTAGTGAGCAGGCGCATCATTTAAAGGAATAGAATCTACTGTGGTTTTTTTAGTTTCATCGTTGTTGAAAGAAACGATTACTGGATCACCACCGCTACCAGTTAATTGTCCTTTTACCTTGCTTGATATTAATTGTTGTTTCTCCTCATCTGGAACGCCATTATTAAAGTTGATAACTGTGCGACCAGAGAAACCTCTTTGTACATCATTAATTAAATAATCAGCGATTTCTTCCTCTAATTTAGTATAAGGAATAGCACCTAAATAATCAACATTAGAATAATATTTTTGTCCTACTGTGTAATTACCTACAAATAGTATTTCTAAAGTCTTATCTCCAAAACCAAAAGCAGAAATTCTTTGAGCAGGATATTTCTTTAAATCTTCCCAATTATCTGAATAATAGTAAGCCTCAATTTCTCCTTTTTTATTACACTTCTCTGCTCTTAATAATTGAACAGGTATATGCTCAACTTTGATAA